TGAGAGCTACCTACCACGTATTCTTGACCAAAAGCCCCTGCGATACCCCCACGTTTTGCCCATTTTGCATACCCAAGGCCTTCGTGTATCAATACTGCTTCTTCCGGAGTAAGTTTAAGACCTTTGTCTTTTTTCTTAATTGCCTCTTTTAACAACAGGTCTAGAGGTTTTTTAGTAAAAGTCCTAGCCCCAAATTTTGCTAACATACCAACACCAGCCCCAGCTAAACCGGAACTAAGTGAACTTAACATCATAGGAGTAAATTGACCTAAAGATTTTGTTACTTGAGTAAAAAAACCACCAAGAGTAGGTTCTTCAAGAAAATCTTCAAAGGGTTGTATTTGATTTAATAAGTCGCCTGATATAGCATCATAACTTTCTGCAAGCTCTAAATTCTTTTGAGCTGCTTCATCAAAACCAAATAACATTTGGCCGAGTCCCTGAAATCTATTAATATCAGCTGATAACTGGGCACCACCACCACGTACAGCTGTACTAAAAATCTGACCGGTAGTTTGAGGAGAAGCATCTATGTCTTCACGTAACGGAGTATCAACAGGAGATACACGCTCCGATTCTTGTCGGAGTAGCTCTCTATCAACTCTTTCTTCTTGTGCCGCAACTTCTTCAGGAGTCCCAAAAATTGCATCTGCTAAATCAGACATAATTACCTGCTAGTTTGTCTTGAAGTTGGTCCCCTGTTTTCTTTATCCGCTGCAGCAACAAAAGCATTTACAAACTCTGGAGAGAACTCTCCCATTTCGTTTATGTTTAGCACTGTGTCACCAATTTTTAACCCTACAACTTTTCCATTTACTCTATGTGCCGTTGCGTCTACCTGGTTACCAAAAAATTTAAACTGTCCGCCTTCAGCGAAACCAAGGGTAAATATTGTTTGCCAAAAACCTGGTTTTACACTTGCAGCAAACTCTTTTAAATTATTGATAACTTCTTGTCCATAAGCTCTTTGCATAGCTATTCGTTGTGCCTCGTTACCCAGACCCATTTGCGCCTTCATGTTAGCTAACTCTTTAGTAGATTCTTGCCATTTTATTTCAAGGTCATCGATATCACCGGTACGGTACTCTTTGTTAATATTCCTTAACGCGGCATATGCATCGTTAAATAATTGAGTACCTTCAAACTCTTGGATTAGACCTGCTTGGGTTGCTTTTATAGAGTACGCATCCTTAGCATTCGCTGCTCCTTTACTATTAAATAAACCGGTTGTTGCGTATTCACCAATACTAATATTTTTTAGAAAATTATATATAGGAGCATCAGATCTTGCTGTAGCAAGAGCAGCCATAATATATTTTTGTGCAAGGTCTCTGTTTCTTTCAGTTGTACTAAGTTGTCTAAGGTCTCCAGCCGTATCTGTTAGCTCTTTTGTTAAAAGCGCTTGTTGTTTTTCTGAAATATTAATTGTGCTTACTAGCTCTCTAATACCCTCAATATCGTTGTTCTCCGCAAGAACTTTAAACTGTGATAGATTTTCTTTTGATATAACATCATTTAAGGTAGCTTTAACTGCATTACTTAAATTATTACCAACAAGCCTTTTTGTATCTAATTTTCCATCAACACTATATTTATTAGCAAACTCTTGTGGGCTTAAATTTTCAAAGTCTGCTCTAATTTCAGGGTCTTTGAACATAGCATTTATATTTCTTAAATTTGTTTTTGTATTAAAAAACTCTCTATAGTTTCTATTATTTTTAATTACTGTTCTAGCTTGTTCTGTATCAAGACCTGCACCACCGGGTTGAATTTCCGATAATTTAGTCTCAACTAAAGTAGAAATATTTTTTGTAGACATTTCTCCAATAAGGGCAAATGCTTCTTTCTTTTGGGGCTCGCTAAGGCTATTCCATTGTGCTTCAGTAAAAAGTGATTCTACGTCATTTATAGTAAAGTCTTTTCCTAAAAGCTCTTTTCTTATTCTATCTACCCTTTGGGCATATTGAGTAGCAGTAAGTGCAGTATTTTGTCGTAGTTCAGCAGCACCAAAAATAGAAAGGCCCGTCGATAGATCGTACGGACTTTGTAAAGAAGCAGGTCGAGAAAGTTCTCCAGTCAAATACCCTTTTGCTTTTCTTAAGTTCTCTATTAAAGCCGCTCCTTTTAAATTTTCGCCATCTACTAAAAAGCCTTCTTTACTGAATTTGTTAGGGTCGACTTCAATAACCTGACCAGACTCCATAAATTTTGAAAAGGCATCATCATAGTTTGTTGTACCTTCGCTAATCTGCCTCCACTGTTGAGTTACAGAATCTGTGCCGGTGCCAAGGGTATTGATTGATACCGCATTCGCATCCTCTGCTCTTTTTCTTTCTGCTTCAGAATATTTAGCACCTATTTCATCTATAATTTCTAAAGTTCTTTCTCTACTTACACTAGGGTTGGCAGCATCTTCATAAAGATTAGATAAGTCTGAAGGGTCTAAATTTAAACTTCTTAGTTTATTAATTAAGTTCCTACCTAACGCAGACCCAGGTGACATCGATTCTAAATTTGCAACTTTTACATCATAGGCTGCGGTTATATCACCAGAGGTAATTAGACCCTCTAAAGATTGACCTCCATCCCTTTCATTTACTCCATCAGAGGTAACAGCGTTCTCTCTAACTTTAAAAGTTCCACCTTCACCAGGTTCCATGGTTATAACCCTCGGATCAAAATATGCTTCACCATTAATAAATTGTCCAGAATTAAGTAAGTCGGATACACTTATTCTTTTAAAATCTTCATTTCCAGATTGTTTTAAAACCTCTCTAAATAAATCTGGGTGCCTTCTATCTAAAAGGTTATCACTCAATACTGGAGCAATATCTTTCATAAAATCAACGGTCCCGTCTTTTTTACGCTGTTGATAACCTGCATACCAATCACCAAAGTTCATCCCAGTTATATTACTTCTATACCCTTGCGGATCTGCCCCAGTCTTTTGATACTCTTCAAACATTTCTTCTGCAGCTCGATCAGCATCTACAGTAGCAAACATCATTTCTTGCATTTCTGTATCAGTAATATTTCGAGCTTCTTTTGGATTTGTAAAATTTACAGTACCAAATAGTTGCCCTAGTTTGTCTCCAAAATCTAATTGACTCTGTGGGGTAAAAGAACCGTCTGGATTTAATCTAGCCATTATAACTTCCCGTAATTAACCATTAAGTACCCAGAGCCGTGTGTAGTAACCGCCTCTGGTTTTTCATCTAATATCTCTTGTGCAAGAACTCCATATTTAGGTAAGTCCCCGGCACCTAATTTTATAGCTTCCTCATTCCATTCCCAAGTATAAACATTGTAGTTACCTTCTTTGTGACTAAAGGTAATATCTTTCTTCAAACGTATATCAGAAAAAAATTGTAAAGGGGCACTTATAATATTAGTTAGCATGTTAGTTCTAGCATTTTTATAAGCTACTCTATCTCTTTCATATTGACTTCTTCTCGCTACTGCGTTTTCTGCGGCAACCCCTAATCCTTGTAAAGAACTCCTGTTTAAACCTTGCCCAATGTTTATTAAATCACTTAAAACTTTTTGATTTTGATTTAATTGAGCTAATCTAGCTTCATTTAAACCACCCGCTAAATTAATCGCTCCTCCTCTTTGTAGAGCTCTTTGTCTTTCTTGGCTTAAAGCTGCAGTAGATTCAAAACCAAACCTCTCTCTATTTCTTCTACTCACATCCTCTGCAATTCTTTGTTGTTGCGCTACATCCTCTGGGACTGTATCTACTATACTAGTGTCAGTTTGAGTACGCCTAACTAAATCAGTCTCAAAAGGTTTGAAATCACGTTCATATCTATCAGCCTGCCTTTGCGTAACACCAGCAAAAACTTTATCTGGGTCTTTTACTTCTGCTGCTTTGTTTGCTGAAAGACGCGGATCGTTTTGTAGGGATTGCATTACCCCGTCTGTAATATTACCAATACTGCCTTCATATCCCGGAAACATAATTACTGACTCGTTCTATTAAAAGGGTTTTTTGCTCTATATTCCGCACCCTTTCCTTTAGCGTACGAACTACCAATCTTACCTATATTACTCATAATATTGGTTCTTCTACTTAAAGCAGCCGTTGCTCTATTTAAATCTTCTGCTCTAGCTAATTTAGATGCCTGCGCTAACCCACTGCCCGCATCAGCTTGTTGGCCTCTAGCGGTCGCTAAAACCCCAAGTTGTTGGTTAGCTTTTACATCAGAGGCAACTACATTAGCATTTAAGATATTACCAACCGCACCTAAAGCTCTATTTGCTGCAGTGTCCACACCGGAAGCCACCCCTAAGTTAAGTGGGCCCCCAGTTGTAGCTTGCATAGTATCAGCTTGCGCACGACCACGTAGAGTTTTACGTGTATCTTGTTTTAAAGACTCATCACGCATTTGTCTTAATAAAGGATCATAAGTCTGTTCAAAATACTGTTGATCAGACCTTGCTAAAGCCGCTTGAGTTTTTTCAGTTTCGCTCGGCTTGTAATCTGCTTGTTTTGGACCACTACCCATGTTTATACCTCTTTTTTATAAACTGTGGTTATTGCTTTAAATCCATGCTTTTCAGCCGCCCTACTCCATCCAGGTCGGTCGGAATGAAACTCCATTCCTGTTATGCTAGTGTTTTGTATTAGACCTTCTAAAAACTCTACACCAGCGCCTATTATATTATACCCGGGCTTACTGTAAGCAACCCAAATATATAATGTTTTTTCTCCTCCAGCATCATCTAGAACTGATACTATAACAAAGCCTGCATAGTAATTATCCTCATATACCATGTATAACTCAGAACTGCCTTTTCGCAGTGCTGCGTATACATCAGCGGGTATCCAATCGGCATAAGACTTTTCGGCTACTTTTTTAAGATCCGGTTCTATTGTATTGTAAGCAACTTTGACATCCTCTAATGGGATATACTCAAAAACCTTACCATTAATAGTCCAGTTCTTTGCCATATCGTCCATACCTCTTCCTTGGGGATAAACCTGCACCTTTGTATTTTACTGTTCTTTTCACACCAATATTACCACCTCTACCTCTTAATTCTGCATCAGATACCTGAGCTTGAAATAAGTTAAAATAGTCCGCAGCAGCTACTGGGTCTGTCCATTCTTTACTAGGCATTCTCAACAGCCTATAAACAGCACCATAAATAATGCCGTCTCGATAATCATTACTAAAATTAGTATCTATACTATTAGTAGTTCTACTAGGTTTTAAAGCTACGTTTAACAATAAACCATTTACATTTTTTGCGTTAGGAACTGGTACTAACCAAAAAGTATCCGGTGTTTTTTGTAAGTACACAGTTGGTATACCTGATTTATCTCGCCAATCAGGATAATTTAACTCTAGGCTTCTTGGACTAATAGGGTCTAAATCATTCCCATCATAAGTAGCCCACAATATTTGGTGTACATCTGTACCACTTGGTTGGTCAAACTCATACTCATAAGTTCCCGATATTGTAGTTATTGGGTCTAAATCATGAGTGTAAGCCTTACTTTTTTCACAAAGCTCTATAGTCGCAGAACGTAAAGTAGTTTCTATCAACGAATCAGGGCAACCCGGAACGTATGGTAAAACATCTTTAATTAATGAATCAAAGCTAGCCATTTATTACTCCTTGGTCAGGTTGCACTGCTTGTTGAACTACTCCACCTCTAGCTAAACTTGAAGAAAATAATTGATAATGAGCACCAGCACGTTGCTGATTACCCGCAAACTCACCATCTTTCAGATAAGCTCTGTACAAAACAAAATTAATCAATGCATTTGCAAAGATATCATCCACTTGTATCAAATCAGTGTTTGAACCAATACTAGTAGGGTTTTTAGAATATACAATTTCTACAAAAGCATTACCCGCTACTCCCGGATATACATAAAACACTCTAGGGTCATCTCCATCAAAAATATAGTGTTTAACCTCAGTGCCGTGTGTAGCATCACCAGTTACAGTTGGGTCATGCCAATTTGGTTCTGTACTATTTAAAGCATCTTCTGATACCACTCGAATACTTCTACCGCCGGTAGCGCTTGCAGAGGTGCTTGCAACATTCCTTACTAATTTTACAAGTCTTAGCCCATCAGCTGGTATAGTTTGTTCCGTACCAGTAGTTAACTGTACATTAGAATGTGTAGCAGTAGCATCAGGACGAATATTAGCAACCTCTCTCTGTGCATCACTTAAATAATCAAATAGTTCACCATCGGTCCAACGCACACCAGTATTATCCTGAAGTACATTACGTACCCTGGATAATATGTGTTGTGCTTGTAACGTACCAGCCATCTATTTTTCTT